AAAGTAAGGATTCCAGGAGCAGGAGCATCTAGTTCTGGAACTCCCACTGTTGATATTAATACTGGTCGTATTGTTTATCCTGACGGCTATATTTTTAATGGGGTCATGGGTGCTGCTACATGGTGTTCATGTCCTGCGATGATTTTGCTTGATCTTTTAACTACAAGTAGATATGGATTTGGAGATCATATAACAGACAGTTCCCTTGATCTTTTTAGTTTTGTAAATGCCAGTAAGTTTGCTAACACACTTGTAGATGATGGACAGGGAGGACAGGAAGCCAGGTTTAGTTGCAATGTAAATATTCAAAGTTCAAAGGAAGCATTTGAATTAATAAATGAATTAGCTGGTGTAATGAGATGTATGCCAATTTGGTCTGCTGGTTCGATAACAATTACACAGGACAAGCCTACCGATCCAAGTTATCTATTTAACTTATCAAATGTGGGGGAGGCTGGATTCAGTTATGCGGGAAGTAGTCTTAAAACAAGACATAGTGTTGTATCTGTATCTTACTTCAACATGGATAGCCAGCAAATAGATTTTGAAGTACATGAAGATACAGATTTAATAGCGAAGATAGGTACAGTTGTCAAAAAAGTACAGGCATTTGGCTGTACTTCTAGAGGGCAAGCAAAAAGATTGGCAAAAGCTATTGTTTTCGGGGAAAATAATGAGTCTGAGGTATGCACTTTCACAACATCTATAGATTCTGGAGTAATTGTTCGCCCTGGTGCTGTCATAGAAATACAAGATCCAGTAAGAGCAGGGGTAAGAAGAGGAGGAAGATTAAAAAGCGTTACTTCAACAACTGTTGTTACTGTCGATGATACTTCTGCAACAGATTTTGCTGTAGATGCAAGCGGAAACCCTGTAGGAGATGCAACTCTCAGCGTACTTTTACCCGATGGAACGTCTGAAAGTAGGACAATCTCATCTGTATCAAATGGGACTATAACTGTAAGTTCTGCTTTTTCACAGACACCTAACGTAAACACTATCTGGCTTATATCAAACGTAACTGTTAAGTCACAATTATTTAGAGTGATAACAGTAGAAGAGCAAGATGGCATAAATTATGCGATTACAGCTTTATCTTATGTTGAAGGAAAGTACGCATTTATTGAAGATGGTGAAGCACTACCAGCTAGGACAGTATCTAAATTAAATGCACTTACTGAACCTCCTTCTGGTCTAAGTGCTGTTGAAAGAATATTTCCTATCAACAATCAAGCTGTATCAAAAATAATTATTAGCTGGCAACCTATAGTTGGTGTTACTGAATATCAGGTTAACTACAGATTTGGTAATGATAACTTTATTAGTGAAAAAGTATCTAGACCTGATTTTGAAATAGTAAATAGCAGAAAAGGAACTTACACAATCCAGGTGTTTTCATATAATGTTCAGAATGTTTTGTCCGCAACATCAACCAACATTACGTTTGAAGCTGTTGGTAAAACAGCAGTTCCACAGGATGTTACAGGATTACTTGTCGAACCAGTATCAGATCAGTTTATTAGATTACGTTTTGATAAGGCTACAGATATTGATGTTACGCATGGTGGAAACGTAGTTGTTCGACATAGCAATAAAACTGATGGAACAGCTACATTTACAAATGCTACTGATGCTATATTTGCATTACCAGGGAACGTATCTGAGACATTAGTACCAGCAGTTGATGGAGAGTATATCCTTAAATTTAAAGATGATGGTAACAGATTAAGTTCTGGAGAGACTTCTATTATAGTAACAACTCCTGATCCTGTACCGAAGTTACTTGTATTAGCAGATAGAGAAGATACTGATGCGACACCTTTTGCTGGAGATAAAGTTGATTGTTTCTTTTCTGATGATGTAAATGGTCTTGTCCTTGGATCGCTTGATTTATTAGATGGAGTTACAGATTTCGATGCTATTGCTGACTTTGATTTTTTAGGTGCTGTTGATATTACTGGTGGTCATTATGACTTTGCTTCTAAGTTGGATTTAGGTGGTAAACAACCACTTAAATTAACAAGACATCTTGTTACACAAGGTTTTTATCCTAATGATTTGATTGATAAAAGAACTGCAAATATAGATACTTGGACAGATTTTGATGGTGCTACTGCATTTGATGTCAATGCAAAACTATTGGTAGCAACAACTGACAGCGATCCAGCTACATCTGATTCGGCTACTTATACACAATCTGGAACGACAATCACAGTGACAAAATCTAGCCATGGATTTAGCATTGGTACGTTTGTAGATATTGATTTTACAAGTGGTGGTGCAACAGATGGATATTTTGAGGTTCAATCTGTACCAAGCAGTAGTACTTTTACTGTCACTGCCTCATCCAGTGCAACAATATCAAGTAGCAACTGTAATATCGGAGCAGGATTTACTCAATTTAATACTCTTATGAACGGAACATTTATTGGTCGTGGGTTTAGATTTAGATGTGAGATGGATTCAGATGATCCTGCACAATCTATCGAGATAGATGAACTTGGTTATACAGCAAAATTAGATAGCAGAACTGAAACTGTAAATACTGTAATAGCATCTGGAACATCTAGTAAAGCAGTTACGTTCCAACACGCTTTCTTTACAGGAACTTCTGAACTTGGTGGATCTACTTCTGCTTATTTGCCTAATATCGGAATTACTTTAGAAAATGCCCAGGCTGGAGACTTTTTTGCTTTATCTAGTATTTCTGGTACAGGATTTACGATAGATGTAAAAAATAGAGATACATCTGGAAATGAGACTTTTGTTAATAGAAATTTCAAATATGCTGCAACGGGATTTGGGCGTGGTAGTTAGAGTTGAATTAAGATATACTTAGATAAAAAATTGGATTAGGTAATGGCTACTCACGATTATGTAATAGATAACTCCACTGGAGCTAATGTCCGAACTGATTTAAATAATGTACTGCAAGCGATATTAACAAATAACAGTTCTGGTTCTGCTCCTAGTACGACTGCTGCATATATGTTGTGGGCTGATACAAGTAATAATATTTTAAAGATGAGAAATTCAGCCAATGATGGCTGGATTGATTTAAGAACACTTACTGGTGGTTTAACTTCAACTGCTGATGCAACAATAAATTCTGTAACTGTTGGTAAAGGTGCAAACTCTGTTGCTGGTAACACTGTTCTTGGAGAAAGTGCTTTAGATGCTGCTGTTACTGGTGCAGATAACACAGCGATTGGAAATTCAGCATTAACAACTTTAACTTCTGGTTCAAATAATACTGCCGTTGGACATGATGCTCTTAAATTAACCACAACTGGAGGTTCAAATACTGCTGTAGGTAGTTTATGTCTAGACGTAAATACAACTGGTGATAATAATACTGCATTAGGTGTAAGGAGTTTAAATAGTAATACGACAGGTGCTAATAATACTGGATTAGGTCTTCAGGCAATGAGATACAATACAACTGGAGATTTTAATGTTGCTGTTGGTTCTGGTGCTTTAAGAGAAAACACTACGGCAGATAATAACACTTCAGTTGGTTATCAAGCTTTATTGTTAAACACAACTGGAGCAGGGAATGTTGCGGTAGGATATGTTGCTTTAGATGCTAATACTACAGCAGGTGCTAATACTGCAATTGGTCAATTCGCTCTTACGGATAACACAACTGGTTCAGATAATACTGCTGTAGGTAGTGGTGCTTTGGGAGATAACACTACAGCCAATAATAATGTTGCTGTCGGTGTTAATGCGTTAAGAGTAAACACAACTGGAACAGAAAACACAGCCTTAGGTGCAAATGCGTTAGATGCAAATACTACGGCAGCCGCTAACACCGCAATAGGTTATCAATCTTTAACTTCAAATACAACTGGAACAGAAAATACTGGAATAGGCAGGAGAGCATTATTTAATAATACAACCGCAAATGCAAATACTTCTATTGGATATAATTCTTTAGTATTAAACACGACAGGTGCAAATAATACTGCTTGTGGTAGGTCTGCATTAACTAATAACACAACAGCATCTAACAACACAGCAGTTGGATATTACGCTTTAGATGCAAACACAACTGGAACTCAAAATGTTGCTGTAGGTGCTAACGCATTAGATGCTAACACTACTGGAAATAACAATACTGGGGTTGGTAGAAGTGCTTTAGGAGCAAACACAACTGGTTCGCAAAACACCGCTTTAGGAGAAACCGCTTTAGCTGCAAATACTACCGCTAGTGACAATACTGCTGTAGGTCTTGCTGCTCTTGTATTAAATACAACTGGTGCTCAAAACACTGGAATTGGTAAGGGAGCTTTATCTGCAAATACTACAGCAGATAATAATACTGCTGTGGGTTATCATGCTTTAGATCAAAACACAACTGGATCATCGAATACTGCTGTAGGTACTGCTGCTTTGGATGCTAACACTACAGGTAATTACAATGTGGCTATCGGTGTAAATGCGTTAACTAGCAGTACAACTGCTGTTGAAAACGTTGCAATAGGCTATAACGCAATGGATACTGCAACTGGAGCTCATAACTGTATTGCGGTTGGATCACATGCACTAGATGATTTAACTACAGGCGTTGGAAATGTTGCGATTGGTAGGTTTGCTTTAGGTGACGTAACTACAGCAACAGGAAATACTGCTGTAGGTGCTTTTGATGGTTCAGCACAACCAGCTTTAAGAGTTAACACAGGAAGTAATAATGTTGGGATTGGATCAGGTGCTTTATCTGGCAATACAACTGCAAATAATAACACTGCCGTTGGATATAAATGCCTTACTTCTAATACAACTGCGAGTGAGAATACGGCTATGGGAGCTTATACCGCAGACGCAAACACGACAGGAACGAAAATAAATGCTTTTGGTTATAAAGCACTCACGAGCAATACAACAGGAATTGAGAATACTGGAATAGGTTGTCATACATTACACGACAACACAACTGGAAATTACAATACTGCCGTAGGTCATAATGGCCTTTATGACAACACAACAGGAATTAGAAATACTGCGGTAGGAGTTGCTGCATTAATGGCTAATACCACCGACAATGACAACACAGCCGTTGGTTATTTTGCATTAAGAAATAATGTAAATAATGATTGTACAGCAGTAGGTTCTTATGCTTTAGCATTATCAACTGATGGTGGTCAGAACACAGCAATAGGTTATGCTGCTGGTTATAACTTAACTACAGGTGATAATAATGTTTTTGTTGGAATAAGAGCAGCGTACAATCAAACAACTGCTAATTTAAATACCTGTGTTGGTCGTGAAGCTGGATACAACCTGACTACGGGACATTCACAAACTTTTCTTGGAAACGCTGCTGGTTATTACGTTACAACTGGTACTGATAATGTTTTTATAGGTTACAACGCTGCTGCATATTCTTCCCATACTACAACAGGTGGGCAAAATATTTCTATTGGTAATTATTCAAGGGTTGGAAATTCTGACAGGTCAATAGTTTTAGGATATAACATTGCTGGTGCTGGTAGTGATACTTTTAAAGTCCGAGCATCTTCGGGTTCATTCCAAAGTGATAATAGCTCTAGTTGGTCAACTACTTCTGATAGAAGAATAAAGAAAAATATTGTTAATAATAATTCTGGAATAAATTTACTTGAAAAAATCCAAATACGGAATTTTGAATATAAAACTTTAGAAGAGATTATTGAAAATAATCCAGAATTAGAAAAAGTAGCTAAAAACGTAGCAGTAGATAAATCTGGTCAACAAATTGGTGTAATTGCACAAGAACTTGAAGAAGTATTACCTGAATGTGTAGAAACATCATCGTATGGTATTAAGACTGTAAATTCTGATAATTTAATGTGGTATTTAGTTAATGCTGTAAAAGAGTTATCCGTAAAAGTCAAAGCCCTCGAAGCAGGGTAAACTAAAAGTAATCCAATTTTTTAATTATGGAAGAAAAAACCGCAGAAGAAATTGCAGTAATTTATTCTGGTGCTGGTGATAGCGTTACTGTTATTGACACAGCAAAAACAGGCGATGAAACTGAAGCTGAATTTAAAGAAAAAATTCAGAGAAATGTAGAGCATCTCGAAATTATTAAAGCTTACAAAAAGCTAGATGGAACGACATCTATCTGGACATCAGAAGATTTTACAGCCATAGATGCTGCTATTGTTGCTGGTAAAAAACTCTATTAAACTATGAATCTTAAAGAAAAACTACAACAACTTGCTATTGAAAGGCAAAATTTACAAATTGCTTTATATGAAGTCAGCGGTGCAATGAAGATTCTCGAACAACAGATTCTTGAAGCTGAACCCGAAGCAAACCAGCCATCAGATACAGAGGCATCAACCCCACAAGAAGCAACAGCACCATCAGAGTAAGTGGTGCTACCATTTTATTAAGAACTTCTTTGACCATGTTTCAAAAAATCGCAAACATTTTAAGTATTGTCTCATTTGTAATGGTAGCCTCTATGAGCGGTGGAATGTACTTTGCATACAAATATGTAACATCTGAAAATTTTAAGTCTCAAGTAATGAATGAGATCCTTGGGAATGTTCAAGGCATGATGCCAAAAATACTGGAAAAAGAATTACCTGATGTTACAGGAGAATCATTACCAATACCAAAAGGATTAGGAATTTGAACTGCTGGCATTGTAAAACCGAATTAATCTGGGGTGGAGATCATAGTATTGATGAAGATTTTCAACCTGTTCTTTCAGAAGAATATTCAATGGTAACTAATTTATCTTGTCCTAAATGTAATTCTTATGTAGAAGTTTATTTACCAAAATGATATTTGGTTTTATAAAAAAGTTAGTTAAATACTATGTAGATAAGTTTATCCATTGGATGCGTATGCAAAAATTCAATTTAGAACTTGATAATGACATAAAAAAATATCACGAAGAATTAGATAAAAAAGTAAAAAAACCTAAGATTGTAGAAAAAGGTAAGTTTGGAGAAGATGGCTGGTCTATTTCTATAGGAGATATAAAAGATGGAAATACCAAAGATTAGTGTAAACAGGATTGAGATTCATAAAATACCGATATGGAAGCCTAACGTACCAACATTAAATAACATAAGTAAACCTATAGTTGATATCCCTGGTTGCGTAAGGGTACATAGAAATAATCTTACAAGTCTTATTGATAGTGATAAAGATGAATATGGCACATATACAGAATGTGGTAACTTCAGTATTCCTAGTTTTGAACCTTTGCAGTATAACCCCAACGAATTTGTATATACACAATCAGAAACCCCCCAAAATCAGGAACAAGAATTTGTTCAACCAACGGTAGAACCTCCAAAATACGAACCAAAAAAGAAAAAAGATGATCCGCTTTTTGTTGCCTGTCCTGGCAAAAAAGATCAAAGAGTAGGGGATTATCGTAACGAATTTAAACTGGAACGTGTCATTGGACATGAAAGAAGCGAAGATGGTAGTGAATGTATAACCTTGTATGAAAGCACTAAATTCATCGAGCAATACATACCGAATCCTCCACAGCTTGTTAGCACTGCTGTTATTGCTACTGTTGCTGCCTCTACTCCATTACTGCTTAATATTGTCAAACCCTTAGTAAAAAACCTAATAAAAAAGCTGACAAAGAAGAAAGATAAGTTAAAATAAAAGAACCCTATTCGCCAAGGCAATGGATAGGGCGTCTAGGTAGACAAGTTAAAACCCGTGCTTGTCTACTGCTTTAATTTATGACTGTGAGGTATAACTTGATTTGGAGGCGGTTGAACAACGACCCCTTCGCATAATTTTGCAAAGTTAGATTTAGGGTCGAAAGAAATTCCCTTTAAGTATAATTCTCCACAATTTTTTAAACGGGCTATTTCATAGTTGAGCAGCTTTGCATTTAATTCTTGTTTCTGTAAATTTATTTGTGTATTAGCTGCGTCAAGACAAGAATCTTGAAATCTTTTATCTAGCGGAATATTAAATGTAAGTGCGAATCCAAAGTTAAGTCCTAAAGAATCCTTGTTACCACTGTAGTTTTCTTGATAATAAAGTACATTTCCTGGATTATCTGGCACTCCATCATCATTTGCGTCTGTTGGATCGTACACGGGTGTATGGTAAATGTAGTCCTGTGGCCTTTTTTGGTTGAACGATGTAGTGACAAATGGGCTTACTGTCATTTGTGGCCCAGAACACTTGATATTATTTCCGTATGTATTTTCTACCATTGGTCCACCTAAAACTTGGGTCGCAAAGTTTGAAACCGATCCAGAGGCCGATGCACTTGGAGCAGCCGTATTGCTTGTATTAGCTAGTACAGGATTACCTAGCAGACTTATTGCGAGAAGATAGTTGTGGTATCTGTGACGCTTGTGCTTTGGATCGTGCGTGTAATGTCTGTTACGGATTCCATTCCAGGTGCTTGATAAACTTCTGTAAATTGAAAAGCATCTCCCTGATTTGTTTGAGTCCAGTTTGGTCTTTGGTCTAGATTTAATCCCTGCCATGTATGAGTAGTTCCGTTTATTGTTTCACTAACTGAGGTAGCTGCTGGAGTAATAGAAGATCCGTCATGCTGAATACCCGATCCTGTAACTGAGTAAAGAAACCCAGAATTATATTCTGTTGTTCGTATAGTCTCTGTAATATTTGTGGTAGTTTCGGTTCGGCTGGTGGAACTACCCTGCGTAAAATTAGGTATAACTGGCACAGCGTAACAAGGAGCAGATATAACAAAGCCAAGAAGAAGTAGCCTCCTCATTCGATAGTGAGATCAACGACAAACTGACCTGTCATTACAATACCCGTTCCAGTTCCAGGTGTCATCGTAATAGTGTGATTATCTATTGCTACTGCTGCTGTTCCTACACTTCCAGCAGAAGTTGAGGTTAAATCACTGAAGTTTGGTACAGTTCCTACTGTAACTGCACTACCTGGGGTGGCATCTCCTTCCAAATAGCTAGTAGTAAAACTAAAGGCTTCTCCCGAAGTCGCTTGCGTAGCAGAAGGAAAAGTTACTGCTGGTACGCCATTTGTAACAGAACCAAACCCACCTATTGTAGCTGCTGAATTTGAGTCCACAGTTGTTACATTATTACCTGAGATACTGTATGAACTACCGATCTTATCAGCTGTACTAGCTGCTGAAAGTGATTCAAACTTTACACTGGATGATATGGAATGATTCATGTCCGCATAAGCTGGTGCAGATACAAGAAATATAAAAGGTAGTAGTCTTTTCATTTGATACCTACTTTGTTTTTACTATTATCTACTATTTTAGGACTATTACTGTTATTTGTGCCACTTTTCTTGTTTCCTACTGAAATTCCATAGCTTCCGAGCACCCCACTGACGAGTCCAGCCGTAAACGCTCCATCAATCCTTACCTTACCCATGTATCCCAAAGTCATCATTGATAAACTCCAGGTCAAAATCAGAAATCTGATCGCATGACCAAAAAGTTCACCCCATTCAATACCTTCTTTTTCTTCTTTCTCTTCAGCCATAAAAGTAAAGATTCTTGTCTAATACTAGCAAAGTAGCTATGTTTGGGAAGTAACACATAAAAACGATGGTAAAAATTCTAAAACCTATCCTTCTAGTCTTTATTAAATCCAAGGCAATGAAAAGATTGATAGTGGATTTGTTAAAGGCAATAGCCAAGCAAACGGACAATACAATAGACGATCAAGCAGTTGCTTTTATAGAAGCCAGAATGTTTCCAGGTTCTACTACCTCTCTTCAATGACATGAAAGATGACGGGTTTATGAAAATGATTCACACGGAGCTATCTCCCGAAGTGGAACTAGCGATAGAACTTCGATGTAGAGAAGTGTGGGCTTGTGAAGATATAAAAACCATAAAAGCTTTTTGCATAGACATGATGAAGAACCATGCAAGGGCTGAAGCCGTACTATCTAAAGCAATGATGAGAGTAATAGAATTAGAAGCAACATTAGCTGTACTGCAAACCAAAACAAAAAAGAGTACAGGAATTTACAAACTTAGATGGTGGATGGAGCAGTTTTATATGCACTTAAAGTATAGACATATAACAAAGCGTCACTCACACCGAGCGTAGGCTGCCTGTTGCTTGGAAACTATAATCTCAGGATATTGGATCGTTTCCCATCTATGTCCACATTCATAACATTCTCTTCTACGAATAGTTATAAATTTTGAATTTCTTTCAGAACGGACAACCTTCTGATCGCTGTACATTTTACAGCCTGGGCACTCGACCCAAGTTATTCTTTTCATTTTTTAAAAGTTGTTTTAGTCTTTCTGCTTTCTTCCGTCAATTCGTCTTTGTACAGATTCTCTCCACATCAACTCGTCTTTGGCTTCAGCAATTTTATATTCTGAGCTAGTAAATTCACGTTGTAATGCCTCATACGCTACCTTTCTAACCCATGCAGTACCACGCATACCCTCTTTGTCAGCTACCTTTTCTATAAGTTCTGCTCTGT